ATGCATCTTATGTAGGTAGTTAATCTTTAACTTGCTGTAACCTAGTAGTTCTTCAATCTCTAATGACTTGAGTGACATAAATGCTGGCGCATACTTGCGCATGTATGTATCTATGCGGTCAGTATGATTACTACGCTGAATGTAAAATGGCTTGTTACCCAATGCACTGCGGTAACGAGCCATGATGTCGTGCGTTAAATCTATACTTTCTTGTAAGGTCTCAGCATATTCTCCTGACATTCCCTTATTCCAGCGCGAGGGTTCGGGGGCATCTAGTTCATCCCCTACGCACCAGAGTTCATCTGGTTTATAATCTTGTATAAACTCTAATGTAGCCTCTACAGTTTTATCATGTTGATAGGGTATCTGAAGGTCACTGAGGACCACTACCCGCTTTGTTTTGTTTACCATTAGGTATACCTTCCCATTGTCCGCGTTGGACTAGTAACCCGATTATGGCATAATTTGCAAGGTCAATCAGTGTATCTTCGATACTTTCATAGTTGGGCGTGTCGTTATCTCCAAGGTTAGATAGCCGTGCCAACTTGTCATACATGCGTACTCGCAGTCCATTCATAGCACCACCAGGTGCACCTGCTATGTTCATTGGACCATAATCTTCATGCTTTTTATAAAGAATTTTTGCTAATTCATTTAGGATTACATCTACATCATCACTGCTTTTCATCTAAAATATCCTTAATACTAGTATCAAAGTTACGCATTGCTTCTTTGATTGAGAACTCTTCCCATACTTCTTCTGCCTTGCCATATCTGCTGGCTACTAAGATAGCAGCCAATGCTGTAACACACATCTTGGCTTCATCTAATTCATCTTCACATATTGTTTCATATACATCACGCAATGCGCTGATGATATCAAGCATTCTAGTTTTAGATACTGGTATGGCTATAGCAAAATCCATATGTTCTATATGGTCCCAGAAACTTTCATCCAGGGGTAACGCATTCTCTGATTCTTCCATCTAGCCACTCGCTTCCTTCTTTAATCATCATGCTATTTACATCCTCACCATCAGGCATACTGATGATATTGACATTGCCCAACTCTCTACTTATCTTCTTGCCAAACTCTAGCCCTGCTGCATCACCATCTGCAAGCACAATCACAGTATCAAAGTCATCAAGTATCTTGGCATAGTGTGGCTTCCAGTTGTTAGCCCCTGGAATACCTACTGTTGGATGTGAGGTTTTTACTGACATCATAATGCAATCGAACTCACCTTCGGTGACGCATATGTATTTGTCTGCAACAAAGCATGCCTGTGTATTGAACATGGTTGTCTTGGCACCTACTAGACCCATGTACTTGGGGTCTTCGCCATGCATACCACGGAATCTAATATCAACTACACCTGATGGTGTTATGTATGGGATAGCAAGTCTACCCTTGTATGGCTCATGACCTGGAAGCGGTTCGTCTACCACCCCCAGATGAAAGATGCTTGCCTCGCCTACCGAGAGTTGACGGTTTGCTAGATAATCCTCTGCGAGATTTATCTTGCTTGCGTATCTCTGTGTTGCCTGAAGCAAGAACTGACGCTGCGAATTGGACAGCCTCACGATAATCACCACCTTCTTTGTACATGATAAGAGAATAAGTATCGCCCTTAACTCCACATCCGTGGCATATAAAGGCGTTCTTGTCGAAGTTTACTGCTGCTGATGCATGACTGTCTATATGAAACGGACACTTCATCTTGCGCCAACCGCTGCCCATAGCAGGCACGCTGGCGCCTATGTAGTGGAGGTACTCACCAATGTCAGGCTTGTCCCTTTCCAATTGCTCTCCTTAATAAATCTACATATACATAGCCAGGCATGGTGCAGTACCAATCTTCAGGGCTTCCCCTACCCTTACGTTTGTGCCACACCACGCCTGTCCATGCGTTGTCGTTAGCCATCTCGACTATCAACTCTTCTGTCCAACCTGCTAAGTCCATCTTAGCGTGGTTTTTTATTTCTATTGTAACTCCAGGGATACCAGATATGTCTCCCTTGTCTAGCGTAGCACCAGCCAAACGTCTGTCTACATAAGGGAACCATTGCTTAAGATACTTAACTACATCTCGTTCTGCCCCTGAACCCTTGGCTTTTGCTGCGCTGCTCATACTTTCATCTCCACCTGTCTGTAGTCTCTGACTACATCCTCTAAATACATAGAGGCTGGGTCAAATGATAGTGATATGTATGTGTTACCTGTGAAGTCTGCTTTACCATAACGATTTTTAACAGGGGCTACGCATAGGTATGCGTCTGGTCCCTGCATCATTTGTCCTACTGTCAATACCATAGCAGGCACCTGACTGACCATACCTTGCAACGCTGAGCGTGGCTGACATGGAAAACCTTGAGAACCTTCTTTGGTGTGGTGTAAGACAAGTACGCATGCATTGGTATCTCTTGCAAGATACTTGAGTTCTTTCATAACCTGTCGCATAGCAGCAAACTCTTCTCCGCCATCTGTCGCTATGTCCATAAGATTATCTACTACTATAAGTGTTGGACTTCTACCCCACATAGTTTCAAATGCAGATACCTCTGCATCTAAATCATTAAGAGTTGGGCTTGGTTCAAACGACCAATACAAATTAGAGAACTCTCGTAAGAGTTCTTCTGCTTTGGCTGGTTCTGTTTTTAGCATATGTTCCGCATGCGCTTGACTTATCTTTGCTTTCATAGCAAGTAAACGCATAGCCATGGTGTGTGCATTAGTATCAGCAGAGAAGTATAGTGTTGGTTGTTTTAGTCTTGCTGCGATATGTAATGCAATAGATGACTTACCTGCGCCAGGAGTACCAGCAATTACTGATACCTCAGCACGGCGAAAGATAATGCCTTCGCGTTGGAACGCCTGAAATGGTGGGGCTAACGGCTCCCCACCTACTTCAGGTTTACCAATACTACGGCGTAATGTTTTCATTAATCTTCTTCGTGTGCTGTTTCTGTGTGCATATTGTATTCACTTTCTGTTGCAAATACTGTAGCACATCCTTCACATTCCCATTCATCACTCATGTTATGCCTTTGTCTGGTCTGCTTGAAATGAGTTCCACTCTGCTTGATTTTGCTTAATATACTGAGTAGTACACTTACTTGGGTCGCCTTGCTTAGCAGGGCAGAAGTAACCCTTGTATGGACCGAACTTACCTGTAAGTCCATGAATGCGTGTCATTGTACCGTGAGGACAATTGCGTGAGCCTGCACCCATAGATGGTGCAACTGGTGCATCAAATGAATCTACTACTGTCCCACCAAATGATGTAGCAATTGATGCTACCTGTGGGTTGGGTGGTACTGCTGCATTGACTGCTAGTACATTGCGGATGGCTGCTTCTAGTTCTTGTGTTGCTGCTGCAAGAGAAGCAATAGACAACGCAACACGTTGGTCTAGTTCCTCTGCTGTGTCAGCACGTAATGTAACAAGAGAACCTGCTACTGATTTAACTGTGATACTGATTGGTGATTCGGTGCTTGCCATTTATTCTCCTTGAATAGATGTTACTAGGGATTTCTTTGTGTCTCTGAAGGCACGGACTTTCATTGCTAACTCTATACCCTTCCAGCCTTGTGCTATGTCAACGAAATGCAGTTCACACTTACCACTACCTGCTGGTAGATGGACAATGATTCCCTTCTCCTGGTTGACACCACCCCAAGAACCACGGGTTGCCGTAGCGGGGTCATACGGCAAGCCGTGTGCATACACCGCTAACTGCATGGCAATCTTATTTGGGTATGCAATACTACCAGTCTTTAAGTCAGAGATATACAACTGTCCTTCGTATTCAACTATACGGTCAGGCGTACCTGCAATCTTGTACTTGTCTAGTACGCAGAACTGTTCAATGAATACATTTTTAAACTTTTTTGTTGCATCTGCATATGCTTGTATGTCTGCTACATATTCTTCAGGTATAACTCCGAGGTCTTCGCCTCGGTCATGTTTCTCTGTGAGTGTATGTATTGCTGTGCCTATAGTTGCTGCTGATGTAGCACCTGCTGCTTCCATTGCATCTTCAACTAACTTATCCATTTCTAACTTGTTGTCTCTGTTTGCAGATGCTGCTAGTAATAGGTCAGGTCGCAGTGTTAGACCTGCTGCTGCCATGCGTAACTTCCATGCTATTAGTGCAGTGCCATCATCTAATGAACCTGCAACCGTAGTAGTACGTGTGTATGGTACTAGTTTGCCACCCTTAGGTGGCACTACCATAGGTCTACCGTATCTATCTCTTGCTATCTCGACTGTCATACTTCTCCCTTGTTAAGTAGATTAAAGGGGCAGGAACAAGGAGAGAACCAAAACCCTGCCACCTCTAACCTGCCCTCATCATAGCGTAGTGTGACGGACTACGTATGATGATGCTGGCGTGTCGCCAAGTTTAGTTATCTTCTTCTATATCTAGTACTTCAATCTGGTCAACATCAATGTCACCATCATAAAAATCAACTGAAAGGTTATCTGTAAAGATAGCCTCTGCATCATCTGCATCTTCTGCATCTACACTGAAGGTACCAGTGACTGTGTATGAAGCACGGTACTTAGTTGTAAGTCTGTTAGTACCAATAGAACTAAGCAGTTCGTTTACATCTTCTTTACTTGCTGTGAACTCACCATCATCCCATTGACCTTCACTAAAGAAGTCACGTACTTTTTCACGTTGTGTACGCATATCTCTGGCAATTACACTGTTTGCTTCTGCAAGTTCTTCTTGTTTTTCTTTGTATCCTTTGAGTTCATTTACCATACGTGTTACTTCTGTATCGGTATATGTGATTGACATATTGTTTCCATTAAGTACTGTGATTGTGTTCATTTGTTCCTCTCATTGTTTAACTTACTAGTAAAGACAAAGCCCTTGTCTTTACCTTATCATTGCGTCCACTCAGGGTGGCAGCGGCAAGGCGAGACGCGCCACCCGCAGCATAGTGGTCAGCATGTTCTACTACTGCATGCCATGCACCAAAGGCTGTGCCTCTGATGTTTTCTTGTGTCTCTGATTCTGTGTAGATAGCAAATGCCTTGGCACGTGCATCTGTTGCTATAGTCTGTTGCTTACGCTCACCTCTGGTGAGTAGCATGTATGGCTTGTCTTCTACTGTAGTAGGTAGAGGCCATACTGCTTTGAAGAAGTTAATTGTTTGTTCTCTTGTCATTCTTTTATTCAGTAGGTTGTTAGCAACCAACTGATAGTCTGCTATAGCAGTGTATGTTAGGTTAGTAATGTTACGGATGTCCGCAATAGATAGTTCTTGATTGGTAGTGTGTGTCATGCGATAGGTATAGTCATTGTAACCTTTGGTTCCACGAGTATAGCCTTTGCTAATCAAGCCGTTAACCTGATTGTGACAGAACAAACGCTCAATGACTGGCTTGATTACTACTGATGATGAACCATCATGTGATGTCTTAACTAATAAGAAAGCAGCATGTGGGTCATTGGCTACCTTTACACCTTGTGGTAATTCAAGTAACATCCAGATGTTAGAGCCATTATTAAACTCACCTGCTGCAGTATAACGTGCATCACCTGAGTCTACTAGTGTATCCAATGCATTAAATACTTCCATGTTCTGCACTACCTTGTACTTAGTACCAACAATACCAATAATTGAATTGTTATCCTCACGTACAATAGCCTGCTTCTTTGGTACCTCTTTGTATACCGCTTGGTCTACACCTTCCGCAGTTATATTGGCTGGCTCAATTTCTGCCATGAGTGGTGCGGTACGCACACTCCAGTTAAGTCCTGCTTGTGTGGCTGCATCTGATGCTGAGTTGGCTTCAACTGCAGTGCCACCTCTTATCCATGCTGATTTGTTTTTAGTTACTGTCATTTGTTCCTCCAAATATTCCTGCTGTTACCTTAGGGTGTAGTTCCATGCGCATGCTATCGAATGCAGCAACAGGCCAATTGGTTTGGAACACTCGGCTTAATAGTGTTGCTAGTGAATAGCCTTGCTTGATTGCTGGTGCTAGTGCTTCATCTGCCTTACTATCTTGATGCTTCTCATAGTATGTAAGAGCAAGCAACGTGGTAGGTGCAGCATTGTACTGAATAGGTGCATGTTTTGTTAAGAACTTAAAGAACAATGTAGCCTTGTCTTCTCTAGGATTAATAAGTCCCATTACATAGTCACGTACTTGAATGTCTTTGAGTGCTAACAATACATGAGGTACCATATCATCTGATATTTCATCAGCATGATATGCATACTCTACTAATCTTGCAGCCTTCTGTTGCCCCTCTGAACCCATCTTATACTGTCCGTTCTCATCTTGTCCAGTTGTAGGTAGTACTTCATCTATCTTTGCTTTTACTTGCTTCTTATTCATTTGTTTCTCCCTTGTTTATTTCTGTTGTGTATATCCATGACCACGCCATGTCTTCACGATTTCTTGGTAGCGTTTCGGTTACCATGCTTCGTGCTTCATCATCATTTGTTGCATACACAGAGAATACCATGCATACATCATAGATTTTAATACCATCCATGTTTCCTCCAATGTGACCACGCAATTGATGGCTTATCGTACCTATGTACTACATACTCCAGCCCCCGCGCAATCTGTCGCGGGGCTGGGGTACCAGGCTTTGTGTTTAGTACTTGTGCTATGCCATAGGCTGTTGACTTAGGGTTATCTGCATCATGTTTCCATGCTGACTCTTTACCCCATAGTTTTATTAGTGCTTTGTGTTCGCCTCTACCCCATTCGGGGTACCACATTTTCATGTATGAAATGGCATACATCTTGGCAGCGTATGGTGTCCATACTTTAGGTAGTTTCTGTTCGTTATAACATAGGTCATTGACATGCTGTGAGTAGTACTTTAATGGCAGACCTAACAGTGTTGTTAGTGTCAGCAT